ACCGGCACTAAACGTATCTTCGTCGCCATCGTTTAAATTTTACTCTAAGCTAGTTAAACCGTATCCATTTAAAGATTCTAACGGATTTACAGATTATAAACCAGCAATTGTAAGTGGAGTCTTCGAATATAACAATCTTGATTCTTATCTTCAAGATGATGGTCTTGGCAATATTCAAATCGTAACTTCAGACCTTGTTAATCCACAGATTGTTAAACCAATTGCTGGTAATGTAAATTATGAAACTGGCGAAATTAACCTTATTGATTTTAAGACAGAAGGTTATGCTGGTTCTGGAATCAGAATCATGGTAACAACATCTAATGACGATATAACATCCCCAGCAGGAAGAATATTCCTTATTCAGGATGACGATGTAACTATTAATATGGTTGAGGTTAAGTAAATGGCTGATAACACTGTCAACTTAGTAGAAAAGAATATAGCGTTTAATATAGCGCAGCAGTTCCCTGCTTATTATAGAGAGCATGGTGCTGAACTAGTTGATATGGTAGAGCAGTATTACAAATTTGTAGAAACAGAACCTAATATGGGTGTTTATAATACTCGTAGAATGTTTGAATATCGTGATATCGGTAGTACTCTTTCTGAAATGATCATTTATTTCAAAAAGACATTTATGGCAGATTTACCGCACATAGATGACGACGTAACAGTTAAATTTGTTATTCGTAATATTATGGATTTGTATCGGCGTAAAGGTACTGAGGCTGGTCTAGTATTATTCTTTAGAATGTTCTATAAGGAAGATATTCAAGTACGATATCCAGCAAAATATATGCTCAAGCCTTCAGATTCAATTTGGAAGACTGGTGTATATTTACAAATGTACCCAAACAACGATGAGTTTTATTCAACTAGCGGAGTTGCTTACCAATACAAAGACGTGTTAAGCCGCAACATCTATGGTTCTATTTCTAAAGCTAAAGCCATTGTAGATAAAATTAACTTCGTTTATTTAAATGGTACATTAACTCCCATCATTTACCTTGCTGATGTGAAAGGTAAATTTCAAAAATACGATGATATTGTTTCGCGTATTAATGGTGAGGATATATCTTTTGGCCGGTTGAACGGTTCTGCAGATTCTTTAGAAATTGATTTGAACTGGGGCGGAACTACTGGCAATAATATTGGTGATATATTTGATATTGAGAGTAGCTATGGCAAAGGTGGTATTGCTATTGTAACTGAACTTCAATCAGAGTTTACCGGAACAATAAAATACAACATAACAGACGGTGGTTTTGGTTATACTATTCCAGGCACAAAGCTATTAGTTTCAAATCAAGTTATTGTTCTACCCAACGAAGATTTTAAATTCGTAGAACTAGAAGTTTTACAAGATACTGCCGGAAATCAGGGTAGTGTCATAGGTCAAAACTCTATTGCAGTTGGTATCAAAATGGAGCCAGGTGACTCGTTTGATATTAGTAGAGATATTTCTACAGTAGATCGCGGGGCAGCAAACTTTACTCTTACTGCATATGACTTGAATTTAGATACTGGTGAAATATTTGCAGTTTCTATAAAAAATGATTCTTCTCCAGGACCTCTATATGCTAACACTGGAAATATTATAGATGTTAAAATAGAAGAATTAGAAAACACTGAATCAGTTACTCTCATTACTGACATCATTGGAAACTTTTTAAACGTACCACTCAATTCCTCAAACTTCAACACGGTTCCGCCTGCCATAATTCCAATGTCGGGATTGACTAGTCCTGTTGTTTTAGCAACAGCATTAGAAGATGCGTTTGACTTAACACCATTTGATATTGGTACTATTAAATCTTTTGAAAACATAAACCCAGGCGCCGACTATAGCAATGATACATTTAGTCTTGTAGTAGATGAACAAATGGTAGCGTTTGAAAGATTCGATCAAGTTATTTTAGTTGCTGATTATAGTGCTAGTTTCTCAGTCGGTGATACTATCTACCAAGCATTAACAAATACAACTGGTAAAATTAAAGCAATTGATAATAACTTAGGTGCGTTATACGTAAGTCCTTATAGTTACTACGGGTTTAAGACTGGCGTAAGTGATAGCTTCACCCATAAAGGCAACTCTTACGATGTTCTTGCTGTAGAAAGAAATTATTCAACAAAAAGATTTGGTGAAAATGCTGTTGTTACTAATGAGACTTTATTCTCACAAGGAAGAATTTCCGGTGCAATAATCAGTAACTCGGGTTTTGGATATGTTAATGGCGAAACCATTACTCTTGTTGGTCTTGACGGAGTACACGCCGCTAGAGCAACAATAGGTGCAAGTTCGCAAGGTATTACTTCTGGATTCTGGGGTAGTCAAAGTTCTCATATTAATGGCTATTGGACAAACCCAGATAATAATGAGTTTGAATATTATGATGGGCAAATGAAAATTCAAGATAGTGATTACTACCAAGAATATTCTTATGAAATTAGATCAACAGTAGATCCAAAAAAATACATCAAAGTTGTAAAAGATACAATGCATCTTGCAGGTTCTAAACTGTTTGGTAATTTTATTTACGAGCAAAAGACCGGGCCGAAAATTACTTCTCAATTCCAATTAATTAGAAAAGATGATTATGTATTAGGTGGTTCAGATATTGTTGGTCCTAATCAAAGTATTGGTGATCAAACAGTTAGAGCAGATAATCTTATATTTACAGTAGATGATACAATCACATTCACTGTAGACAACGGCTAAAGTTAAATAAATAAGCTATAAACTAATAGGAGCAAACATGGCGAAGCAAATCATTAACGTAGGTACGGTAGCTAATGACGGAACTGGCGATCCGATACGTTCTGCCATGACCAAAACAAACGAAAACTTTACTGAAGTTTATAGTTTAGTAGATAGTATAGTTGTGCCAACTAGCATATATGATCTTGGCATTGCTGCAGGCACAGCCGGGCAAGTGCTTACCTCTGATGGAACAGGTGGCACTGCATTTACTACATTTGTTAGCCTGTCGTATGCTAATAATGACGTAGATGCGCACTTAAATACTAGTACTGCTTCAGCCACCGAAGTTTTAGGTTGGACTGGTAGCGATTATGACTGGGTAGCCCAGACTGCAGCATATACTGATGCCAGTGTTAACACTCATTTAAATACTGCTACTGCGTCTGCTAGTCAAGTTTTAAGTTGGACTGGTTCTGATTACGACTGGGTTGCTGCCGGCGGTAGCGGTTTACAATCAAGAACATCACCTTCTGGTTCAACTGCTTCTTTAGCGAATGATGCCAGCGGCGATCTTGATCTCACTGGATTTAAATCGTACTCGTTATTTACTATCACAACTGATAAAGCTGCTTGGGTTAGAATTTATGTTAACGCTGCCGTACGTACTGCAGATAATGCACGCGGAGAAGGTACTGATCCAACTCCTGACGCTGGTGTTATTGTAGAAGTAATTACTACTGGCGCTGAAACAGTTATAGTGTCTCCTGGTGTTATTGGATATAATCTCGAATCAACTCCAACAACCTCTATTCCATGTCGAGTTACAAACAAATCTGGAGTAACAGGTGCGGTAACCGTAACACTTAACCTTCTGCAATTAGAGGCTTAATGAATGCTTAAAGAATGGATTGTTACTCTTCACAGGAAAGAAGACCTCGAAGACTTTTACGCAGATATGGAATCGCCTCGTGGTAACCTATTCATTCCAAATAGAGCTGTTGATGTAGCGCATAGAAGACCGATTAGTCGTAATACTCATTACATGTTACAGCCTTCAGAAGTTGAACTTATTAAAGCTGATGATCGTGTTTGGGATGTTGAATTGGCAGAGCTTATTGATATTACAACTAGACCCGCTGGTTACACAATTTCAAACGGTGAGTTTGACAAAAGTTGGGCAAGCGATGCCTCAGATATCAATTGGGGTTTGTTAAGAAATAGTGAAGAAGTTAACAGAAACAATTGGGGTGCTAATGGAACATCTCTTGTAACAACTGACTTGACTATTACGGCTAGCGGAAAAAACATAGATGTGGTAATTGTCGATGGTCATATGGATCCAGCACACCCTGAGTTTGCCGTTAATCAAAACGGATCTGGTGGTTCAAGAGTACAGCAGTTTAATTGGTTTTCTTTAACTAACGCTGTAAGCGGTGGTTCAAACGGAACTTATACGTATCCACCATATATTGATGGCACTAACGCCGATCGAACTGCTGATAACAATCATGGCGCACATTGTTGTGGCACCGTCGCTGGTAACACTCAGGGGTGGGCTAGAGACGCCAATATTTACAATATTAGTCCATATGGCACTAACCCCAATGCCCTCTCCAGCAGCCTCATGTGGGACTACATACGACAGTGGCACAACACGAAGGCAATTAATCCTGAGACTGGTAGACGCAATCCGACTATCACAAATAATAGTTACGGCTCTTCAATTACTACAGGCCAAAACAGCTTTGGGTATCCAACAAAAGTAGTTTATCGTGGAGTAACATTTGATCCTGGAAGAGAATTAACTGCCGGTGAAATGCAGGTCAGGGGATTTTATGCGCCAACAAAAGATATGTCAATTCCGTATTTCTTTACATCTCGTAATGCTGATATGCAAGATGCTATTAATGATGGTATTCTTATTGTTGCTTCGGCGGGTAATGACTATTGGAAAACAGTAAATAGTTCAGATCAAGATTATGCTAATACATTCGACACAACTTACGGTGGAACTAATTATACTTGGTATTTGCATAGAGGTACCGGATCTGGTGCTGGTTATGCACCTATCATTAATGTAGGTGCTACATCAAACGACACCCAAGAAGATAAAGCTCCTTTCTCAAACGTTGGATCACAAGTAGATATTTTTGCTGCGGGTGAAGCAATACAAAGTAGCTTACAATCTGGTGGTATTAATGATCCAAGAAACAGCTCTTATCAGTTTGGCAAGTATCAAGGAACAAGCATGTCAGGACCACAGGTTGCCGGTGTTCTTGCTTTGTTAGCAGAATCATGGCCCAATATTACTCAAGCAGAGGCACAGGCTTGGTTGATAAATAAGGCATCAGTAGATCAAATGCAAGATACTGCAACAGATGATCCTATGGATACAAACAGTTTACAGGGTGCGCCAAACCTTTATTTGAGATGGATCAATCAGCGAGTAGAAACTGGCGTCACGTTTCCGCAAAAGAATTTTAAACCACGACCAGCCTCGGGTATTACTTATCCTCGCGCTAGAATTCGTAGAAGAGGCTAAAAGTGTTTATAAATATTAAAAAAGCTAAGGTTAAGTGAAATGGCAGAAATACTAACTACAAAATTAAAGAATGATGTAACTAGAATGTTCTATCAAGATATTCTAGACAACGAGTTTTACTTTGCAATTTCGTCAATTGCCACGGGCGAGTTGACTCGTATTGATGCCGCAAATTCGTTATATAGTAAAAATGAGTTTAGAGAAAATATTCTTTTTGGTAAAAGAGTATTTCCAGAAGATGTAAAATTCATGATAAAATATTACCCTTGGCAGAAAGATTCTGTATATGCTCAATACGACGACCAGATTGATATAGAATCTTTAAACTTTTATTCCATCGTAGGTCCTACAAATAATGACTCTGGAGATTACAGAGTTTACAAATGTTTATCTAATAATAACGGTGCTGAATCTACCGCACCACCAAATTATAATCCAACGACAACTAAACAGGTTTATAGAATGCCTGACGGTTATGTTTGGAAGTTTATGTATTATCTAACTGAGCAACAGTTTGAAGCATATAATGCAACTGGTTATGTTCCTCTTGTAGGAACGTTCGAAATTAATCCAGATACTGCTGCTGATGCAAATAATATTATTACAGGTTCAGAAGTAAGTGATATTTTTGTAGAGAATTATATCGATAACGCAGGTTATCCTTATTTAGAAAGCGGAATCGTCGCTGGTCCTCCAGGTAATGATTCTACTATACTTTTAAGATCTAATGATTTAAGCGAGATTCAAAACTACTATTCAGGTATGACTATTGTTTGTAATACACCAACAAACATTGCGTACGTATATGTAGTTGATACTTATACTTGGGATTCTATTACAGATAGAGGAAAAGTTAAAGTAATCGGCGATCCTAAGGCTGACGGAGTTATTATTAACTCTACTTTTAAGATTTTACCTACAATTAAAATTGAAGGTGATGGCACAGGTGCTATCGCTATTCCAAGAATAGTAAATGGTTCAATTACAAATATCGAAGTTTTAGATACAGGTAAAAACTATAATGCTATTACGGCAACAGTAATAGATCCTGGCTTTGATTTTGATCCAGATGATCCTAAATCAATCGACGTAAGAGCAGTCTTAAGACCTGTTATTTCACCGTTAGGTTATCACAATTTTGATTTAATTGACGAAATGCATTGCCGACATATACTTATGTATTCTTATATTACTGAAACAGATAATAACAAAATAGGCAAGAGTAATACTTATTCTGCTATTGGTCTTGTTAAGAATCCAATATTTACTCCAGATCCAGATACAGCTAATACTGCATCTCCTGAAGTATTTGATAATCGTTTACAAATTATTACAAACGATTACACAAAGTTCGTCGTAAATACTACCGTTACCCAAAAAGATATAAACAACAACATAACATTTAGTGCGCGAGTTCATGAAATAGATGATACAGCTAATACTGTTTACTTATCTAATTATATGGGCCCATATGTAAACGCTGCTAATAACGATATATCTTTAGATTACACGAAAAATCTTGTTAATTCTACAGGACAAAGAATTCAGATAAATACACCAGTAGCTAATAATGTTATTGAATCACGATATACTCAAAGATCTGGTACCGTATACTTTATGGAAGACTTTTTTCCTTTAACTAGAGAAGAAAGTTCAAGAGAAGAATATAAATTGGTCTTGGAATTTTAAGGAACTCAAATAGATGCCTATTAACACAAATTTAAATATTGCACCATATTTTGATGACTTTGACGTCGAAAAGCAGTTCTACAAGATTCTGTTTAAACCAGCTTATGCAGTACAAGCACGAGAGCTGACTCAACTTCAAACGATTCTACAAAATCAAGTTGAACAATTCGGAGATAATATCTACCAGGAAGGTACTATTATCAAAGGTTGCAACTTTACAAACCTCAACGGTTTACAATACGTAAAGCTCGTAGATAAAACTGGCTTTGATGTAGAGCAGTTTGTGTCTAGAGCAAGTACAGCAATTATTAGTGGTATCGTGACAGATGTTGATGTCGTATACGAATTAGAAAATGCTGCTGGTCTTAAAGCTAGTATTATTGCTGCTACCCGCGGATTTGAAACTCGCCCACCAGATCTTAATACATTCTTTATTAACTATCTGAATACAAACGGTGTTGTTCAGCGTTTTATCGCTGGTGAAAACTTAACAATCACTAAGTATGTGTATAATGGGTCAGTACTAGTTCCAAGCCTTCAAGAAGGTGGAGATCCTTTAGATCCAGACTGGAACATCAATGTCACCTTACAATCAAATCCCGCTGGAAAATCATTCGGTATTAGAGCATCTGCTGGTGTGGTCTTTCAGAAGGGTCATTTTTTATTCACTGAAGATCAAACTTTAGTTGTTTCTAAATATACTGATGTGCCAGATGATCTTTCTGTTGGTTATGAAGTTACCGAAAGCTTAGTTAGTTCTTTACAAGATAATAGTTTGTATGATAATGCAAACAGTTCATCTAATGCTAATGCGCCTGGTGCTGATCGACTTAAAATGGTTCCAGTATTAGTTGTTAAGAGTACAGCAATTGCTGATATCGATGCAGGATTCTTTACTCTTATTCGTTATCAAAATGGTTCTGCAGTTACTTTACGTGATGTTTCTCAGTTTAATTCTATTGCTGCTGAGTTGGCAAAAAGAACATACGAAGAATCTGGTAACTACATTTTAGATAGTTTTAAAATTGATTTAGATCGTAGAGGTGCAGAATTAACTGCTCTTGTTGGTAAAGGTACAGCATACGTTAAAGGTTACCGTGTAGAAAATAGCGGTAAGCTAGATTTTACCATAGATCCGATTTCAAACACCGCTATACAACAAAACCAAGCAACAAGCACTGATTATGGTTCTTATTTAGATGTTGTAGATGTTAGTGGTACAGTAGATATTAATTATGATACTGTAGATTTACAAAACGCTTTAAGTGGCAAAATCGGTGAAGCTTATGTTAGAAATATTACACCAACTAAAGTTTATCTTGTTGGCGTAAAAATGATTTCACCTAACTCGTTTAGTGAAGTTGTTCGAGTTATAGGTACTTCTGGTGTAATCAACGTAGCGCCAAACACAAAAGTTAAGCAAATTGGAAAATCCCCAGTAATCTTTGATACAGGAACTCCTTATATCAAAGAAATTACTGATATGATTATTCCTGTTAGAGCGCAAGCTAGTGTTAGCATTGTTAATGATGAGATTCAGCTTACAGCGTCTATTAATGAAGATTTTGGTTTAGATCAAAACGACATTGTAGTTGTAGATACCTCAAATACTGTTATTCCAGTTACGTCAGTTACAAAAACTTTAAACAATTCTATACTAACAATCGCGCTTACTCCTGGTGCAACTGGTGGCGGTGACGTTTATTATAATAAGCGCCTTACAGCAGCAGAATCACATAACAAGGCTTCTGTAGAACCGTATGTTAAAATAAGCCATTTAACAAATACTGCTAGATATAGCTTAGGTTTCCCCGATGTTTATAAAATAGTTAGCATTAACACGGGTCCTGGCGGAATAGACTACACCGGCAGCTTTAAACTTCACACAAATCAAACTGACCATTTTTATGATATTTCATACATGGAATATATTCCAGGCCGTCCTCGGCCAGTAAATGGTCAACAGCTAGTTATTAAATTAGGTGTATTCCAAGTAAATACTTCTACCGGCTCGCATTTCTTTACAATTAACAGCTATCCTATTGATGATGAAACCGCTGTATTGCCTGGTGGTTTTATTAGATCTTCTGATCTTGCAACTTATAAAGCAGCAGATGGACGGCTTTTTAGTTTAAGAAACTGTTTTGACTTTAGACCATATGTTGATAAAGATGCAGCTGTTGATTACACTGATACTACTATTGGCTCAGCAGGAATAATAACTACCGGTGTTGGTGGGTATAATAAAACATTTAGTGGCACATACTTAGTTCCAGCCTTGCAAGCTACTATTACTTCTGACGTTGAAAATTACTTATCACGAGTTGACGTAATTGCTTTTGATTCTTTTGGTAAAGCTCAACTTATCAAAGGCGAAGAAGATCAAAACCCAATTACTCCAAAAGTAAGTCAAGATCAGCTTGCCGTTACTCAAATCTATATTCCTGGTTATCCCGCGCTATCACAAAAAGAAGCGTCAGAGCAAGGTAAATTCTCTTGTGCAATTCAGTTTAAATCGAGTGGCACTAAGAACTATACAATGCGCGACATTGAAAAGATCGAAAAAAGAATTGAAGGTCTTGAGTATTACATCAGCTTAAATCAATTAGAGCAAAGTTCAGAAAACTTGTTAATCTTAGATGAAAACGGATTAACAAGATTTAAAAATGGCTACATTGTAGATCCAATGAATGACGCAAAAATTGCCAATACTGATGACCCAAATCACAAAGCTGCTATTCACTTTGATAAGAAAATTCTTACTCCAGCATTGAATACGTTCCCTCTAGATTTGAAATATTCTGGAGCTTCTGGTGCATCTGTTTTCCCAAGTGTTAACAACGCCGAGATTGCTACGTTAAGCAGAAATGCTAACGTGAAATTGCTTGGGCAACCATATGCTACAAACTCTAGAAACTGCGTATCTAACTTCTGGAAATATGATGGCCAAGCAACAATCTCGCCAAACCATGATATGGCCCACGATACAATACAAAATCCAGTTCCTTTAGTGATTGATGTATCTGCAGCATTCCAAGATATTCAAGAAATATGGCCACTGACCGGAACTAACTGGTCTGGTGATGTGGTAGATGGTGATGCTATATCGTCACGAGTTGGTAGAACAACTACAACTACAACCCCCCGCACAGAAGCTGGCATTATTTCAAATCTTACAGTAAATGACGGTGATGCAAACGCAGTAGGTGATTTTCTCACTGATGTAACTTTCCAGCCTTATATGCGAACGCAAGATATTAAAGTCTTTGTGTCTGGACTACGTCCTAGCACACGACATTATTTCTTCTTTGATCGTGTTGATGTAAATGCTCACGTTACTCCAGGTACAGTAGTTGCTAATGCACGAGATATCCAGAAATTTGGAATTGCGGCAGACGCAGTTACAACAGATGCTAATGGAGTTCTACGCGCAGTATTTACTATTCCACAAGGAGTGTTCTTTGTTGGAGATAGAATATTAACAGTAGTTGACGTAGATCAGTATTCAAGTATTGATTCTGCGTCTACTTCAAAATCAGATATTGCTTATCACGCTTATAATATTACTTCAAGCGCGACAACAATTTCTACGAGAATGCCAGAGTTTGCAATTGAAGAAACAGCAACATCAAGAAACTTAGCAGACAGGGTAACAACAGTTATTGCACCGGCACCGGCCCGACGAGTAACCAACTCGGGCGATCCATTAGCTCAAACTTTCTTTATTAAGCAAGGTATGGGTCAAGGATCTAACAGTGCATTTATCTCTAAAGTAGATTTGTACTTCAAGAGAAAAAGTGATATTAATGGCATAACAGTTACGTTAAGAGAAGTTGTAAATGGTTATCCTTCTTCAATTATTTTGCCATTCTCTAAAATACACTACACATCTACTGATGTAAACGTTTCGGCGGATGCAACAGCAGTAACTGAAATTAACTTTGAAGCACCTATCAGAGTAGATGTTGAAAAAGAATATGCAATTGTTGTTCAACCAGACGCAAACGATCCTAACTACTTAATCTATACTTCTAAAGTTGGTGGAACAGATAAAACTACAGGTCCTACACAAGGTCAATCTGTTGTTATGGATTGGGGCGATGGTGTTTTATTTACATCTACAAACAACCGAGCATGGCAATCAGTACAAGATGAAGATATTAAATTTACTCTTTATCGTCACAACTTTAATGCCTCGACTGGTACTGTAAATCTTACAAACGATGATCATGAATTCTTTACTTTGAGTGATTGGGATGGAAGATTTACTGCTGGCGAATATGTTTACAAGCAAATTGATACTGGTTATACTGTAAGTATGGTTCAAGGAACAAATGTTATCACACAGTCAGGCAATGACTTTACTGCAGATTATTCTGCCGGCGATTATATCCTAGTACGTAATAGTGGTAATACTGCGTCTGATATATTTAGAGTTGCTAGTGTTGATACTTCTGTTCAAATCACAACCGATAAGCCATGTTCATTCAACGGCGCAAACGCTTCAGGTGTTCCAATTGTCGCGGGTGTAATTTCTCATTATAACAAGTACACTGCTTCAGAACTTCACTTAAAGAAGAGTTCTGCAGTTAACTTGAAAAGATTTGAAGTTGGTGATGTACTTACTGGATTCACGAGCGGAACTGATGGTACAATTGGAACTATTGATAATATTAATTTAAGTTATATACAACCATTAATTCAAAAAGCAAATGATTCTGTAACAACAACTTCTATTAATGGCACATTCACAGATCCTGATAACGTTGTTAATACATATAATATGCCATTAAAATTCGGTGATAATAATTTCTTCACCAGAAAAGGCGTTGTCATTTACTCTAAATCAAATAACTTTATTAATCCGAAGCCGTTTAATATTAATGTTGAAATGTCTAACTCTGCAAATCCTACTTCAACTCCAATTGTTGATCTAGAAATAGCTACTTTGTTAGCTTACCAATTTAAAGTTACTGATGTATCGGCTACTACGTCTAAATATATTTCTAAGACCATAGAGTTAGCTGAAGACTTAGATGCTGAAGACTTAAACTTGTATCTTACAGGATACAGACCTAATGGCACAGACATTAAAGTTTATATTAGACCTCAGCACACACAAGATAGCGCAGCATTCGATACAATTGATTGGATTGAACTAGAACTATTCGAAGGTGTTAATACTTATTCTTCATCTTCTAATGTAAATGACTATAAAGAATTTAGATATAAAGTTGCAGATGCTAATAAAGATACCGGTACTATCACATATACTAGTACATCTGGCACTTTTATAGGGTATAGAAAATTTGCTGTTAAGATTGAATTACTTGCAACTAACATTCACAATGTACCGTTTGTGAAAGATTATAGAGGAATTGCTTTAACATGATACAGGCACACGCTTTAATCAGAGACGAGAATACTCGAGCAGTTTTAAATACTGACGTAGCTGCTCTTAATAAATATAAGTCAGAAAGGGCTTTATATCGTAAAGTCGAAAAATTGACAAAAGAGCTCGTTGAGGTTAAATTGTGCCTAACGCAAATCAGCGCCCGTTTAGATAAGATAGAGAATAATTAAATGTCAAAACCTAGCATTCAAAATATTACTACGACTCAGACATTTCAAAATTGGTTTGATAAAACTAATGAAATGGTTGATATCATGCGAGACTCTTCGTTAACTGCGTCAGGCACCGGTGATATAACGGTTGGCGACGCAGTTCTTCAGGGTGAATTTACTGCAAATACTGTTATAGTATTCAATGATCTGTTAACAGATTTTGTTGAAACTAGAACGCCCGGTGCGACACTCGACTTTGGTTCTCCAGTTAAAATTACTCCTGCATTATCCCCTATAGCTGCAACGTTCGCATATGGAGTTTCTGGTGCTAAAACAAGATATACAGATAATATAACTGCTTGGGATATTGGTTACGACAGTTCTGCGGCTGCTAATTTCCAAATGGTTCAGGGTGGCGTTACTGCGTTTTCATTGTCCCCAGCTGGCGTGTTAACTGTACCGAGTATTGTAACTTCTACTGATGTAGAGATTGGTACTGACCTGAGAATCGATGGATTACTTACTTCTAATACTGCCACTTTCGTAGCTGCGTCTGGTAACTTTTCTGGAGATTTCTCTGGAGATTTTGTAGGTGATGTTTACGCTCCAGGTGGAACTGCAAAAGTATTTGAAAATGGCAATGGCACAACTATTCCTGCTACATTTACTGGTAATGTAAATGGTACTGTTAGTTCATTATCAAATCATAAAACAACAAATCTTACCGAAGGTACTAAACTTTACTTTACTACTGCTAGAGCAAGAGATTCATTAACAGGAAGTACTGGTGTAACATATAGTAAAACATCTGGTGAGATTGCTATCGGACAATCAGTTGGCACTGCTGCTGATGTTGTGTTTAATACTGTTACAGCAACCGGAAATATTACCGCGTTTGGCTCTGTCTCAGATAGAACTATGAAAGAAAATATTACTCCAATTGAGAATGCTTTAGATAAAGTTTCACAACTTGGCGGATATAACTTTAACTATATCGGCGATGATACACCAATGACTGGTGTTATGGCTCAAGAGTTACTAGAAGTACTTCCTGGCGCAGTATATAAAACGATAGATCCAAAAACCAATAAAGAAGTATTTGCTGTACGACACGGAAATGTCATAGGTCTCTTAATTGAGGCTATCAAGGAATTGCAAGAAAAAGTAGGCAAGTAAATATGGCTATTAAAGATACTGGATCAATTTCCATAACCGACATTTCAAATGAATTCACTGGATCAGCACCGCACGCTCTAAATGAATACTATAGAGGTGGTGCTTATGTCCATGATAATACCGCAATCGTTCCAGACCATAATTCTACTATTCCAACATCAGGTGAAATATCTGTAGGGGATTTTTATGGAGCTACGAACTTATTCTATTTGCAGATATCTGAAAATGTAGAAAATTACAACGTGCTAACAGAGGCCGAGGCTAAAGGTTGGAACGAAATATCTAAGATTGTTCTGCTTATTGATAGCGGCGTATATGTTTGGTCTGATGATACAGCTAAGCCTGCACTTCTTATTCCCAATATAGGCCAGGCTGTTACTATAGAAAATTCTGGTTACATTATAGGCAAAGGTGGCGCAGGCGGAGTTTATTACGCCGCGATCAACCCCAGCGT